TTATATTGATAATATAGTGTCTTCATTGACAGCTACTATAGCTAATTTACAATCACAAATCACATCACTGGTTGCTGGATATACTGGAATTCCTTCTGGAACAGTTATGTATATAGCAGGTGGATCTGTGCCGCCAGGGTTCTTATTGGCAGATGGATCATCTGTGGGTATAGATCAGTACCACAATTTGTATGTGGCCTTGGGCGGAGCTGCAAGTCCATATGGTGTTAATGGCGCAAGTTTCACTCTCCCAGATCTCAGAGGATATTTTATTCGCGGGGCGGATTACGGGGCTGGCCGAGACCCAGGGAGACAGTATGCCACAACGCAAGGCGATAATTCTGTCATTAAATCTCACTTCCATGTATTTCCAGGAGATGATCAATTGGTATATGCAAATGGATCAAACGGCTGGACTAGCGCAACACTTGGCAGCTTCAACTACGATGCTAGATCACAGTTGGGTGGTGGCGGACAGCTATGGTTGACTGGCAATTCTGTAGACAGTTCAGGTAATTCTCTTGCTGATACAGGTGAAACCCGTCCAAAAAATATTGCCCTATTCGGCGTAATCAAAACTTAAGGATTCAAGAATGCCATATATATTATACAACGCAAATGGAAGCAAGCTAGTCACTGTTGATGACGGCACAGTTGACGAATCTACTAGTCTAACATTTGTTGGCCGTAATTACAGCGGATATGGTCAGATACAAAATCAAAATTTTATATATTTGTTAGAAAATTTTTCTAAATCTACTGCTCCCACCAAACCTGTACAAGGTCAGCTTTGGTTCAATAATAATGCAAATGTACGAAAACTAAATGTCTGCTATGATGGTATAAATTTCAAGTCACTGGCAAATATCACAAGCCAAAGCACTGACCCTGCTATTTCAGCAACTCCTTTGAATGGGGATCTTTGGTGGAATACCGCCGCAGTTCAGTTGAATTCTTGGAGTTCAGAATATGGTAGATGGATCACTATTGGGCCATACAATTCAGTTGAGGCAGTGGCATCTTGGCAACCTGTTGCTGAAATTGCGGCAGATGGCAACACATACAACATATTAAAAGGTTATATTGGTTCAAACCCTGTAGCAATTATATCTAACGTTGCTTTCACACCAAAAACAACTTCTGATTTATACAATAATTTTATCAATGGAGTACAGGCAGGAATTACATTAAAAGATGCTACTGGGGCTGGATCTACGCAATCAAGTGGTTTTTATTTGTGGGGGACTGCTGCCGAATCACTCACTGCCAATGTGGCATCTAAAGTAACAGTGATTACAACATCATCTGGGACACTCAATGTTCCACTAATACAATCTACTGGTTCTCAAACATTAATGACAACCAGTACATTCAATTATAATGTAAGCACCCAAGTATTAAACGCCACAGCCACAGCTGCACAATATGCCGACTTAGCGGAACGCTATGCCGCTGATGCGGCGTATCCTCCTGGAACTGTATTATGTTTAGGTGGGGAAAAAGAAGTCACAGTTACTACTAATCATGCTGATACCGCAGTCATAGGGGTAGTGACTACAAAACCGGCTTATTTAATGAATAAAGATGCTGGAAATGACGAAACTCACCCCGGAATTGCCCTAAAAGGCCGTGTTCCATGTCTGGTTACGGGCCCTATTAACAAAGGCGACCTACTAGTTACTAGTTGGAATCCAGGATATGCGGAAGCGTATGTTCCTGGGGGTGACGAACCCAACGCGGTGTTTGCCAAAGCAATTGGAACAAACGCCGCAGGTACTGGGATAATTGAAGTATTGGTTCTTTAAACAGCCATTGGGGCTTTGATAGCCTCGTGGCTTTGATATCCGCCTAATGAGATATCTTCCATTTCAAAATCTGTAATAACAGAAACATCTGGATTTAATTTGAGTTGGGGCAATGGTAAGGGTTTTCTTGCCAACTGTTCTTTAACTTGTTCAATATGATTACTGTAAATGTGAGCATCACCAAAACTGATAACCAAATCACCAACATCTAAATTGCATACTTGGGCAATCATGTGTGTGAACAAAGCATATGACGCAATGTTGAATGGCACGCCTAAAAACATATCAGCGCTTCTTTGATACATGTGGCAACTTAGTCTGCCATTGCTAACATAAAATTGTGCCATCATGTGGCATGGTGGCAAAGCCATTAAATCAAGCTCACCAGGATTCCATGCTGATATGATATGCCTACGACCATACGGATCGTCTTTAATTCCGGCAATTAGCTCAAGTAACTGATCGTGATTTTGAAGCACAACTTTATTGATACGAATCAAAGGCTTGCGCCAACGACGCCATTGAACTCCATATACACGACCCAAGTCTGCGGCATTTCTTTGGTGACGTTTTTTGATCCAGTAGTCTGCGGTGACGTTGTCAGTCCAAATAGTTTTCAAATTTGAATTTCGACTACCATGTAAAATTTCAGCAAGCCTTCGCTCATCGCCTGATCCTTCAATAAACCAAAGCAGTTCGCTAACACAGGCTTTCCATGCTAATTTTTTAGTTGTAATAGCAGGGAAGCCTTCACTAAGATCAAAACGCATTTGGAGACCAAAAATACTGCGTGTGCCAACCCCTGTACGATCAGGGCGATCATCGCCATTTTCCAAAATGTCTCGTAGTGCGTTTAGGTATACTTGTTCAGAATTGCTCATTAAACAGTTTCAACAGTCTTAGTTCTTTTTTTAGGAGGATCAATATTGTCAGCTTGTTTACGCAAAAGTTGTGCTTCTTTGAATAATTTGTCAGCACGTGAGCGCAACTGTGTTGGGGTTAGATTGCTGATATCTTCTACCACAGCTTTTGATGTCACTGGGGTTAATTCAATGTCATCATCTTCTTCTCCAGCGTTTACTGTAGCACTGGTAGTTTTGGTTGGATCGTCTTTTGGCGCAGTTTTTTTGTTGGGCTTCACACCATCTGTGATTGCCAGTTCGTCAACGGCAATGCCTTTTTGCTGAGCAATCAACTCGTTCAATTCGTTTAACGGAATGGATGTTTGATTATTGGGAGTTACAATGACCAATTTGGTTGGAACTTTCTTTAGATGGCCACGTTTGTGTAGCCATTCTAACATTCCGCTTCCATCTGGAAATTTACGAACAGCAAGAATATCGGCAAATTCGTTGGCTTGTTGCCCGCTGACATCCTGTAGCAAATTCATAATTGCATCATGATACGTGTCACCTAGATTGTTGGTGCCAATTACTAACGCACTGTTTGAATCTCCAGGTAATGTTCTGTAAGCGATAACGATCTTAGCGCCGTTATTACTCATTTTGCCGGTATGTTTCATTGTATTCTCCTATTAAGCTGTTGGCGCTTCAGTTTGAGGTGCAACAGCATTTAAAAATGTGTTTAATTTGTCAAACGTTGCTCCAACTGCGCTGATTTCTGTTGCTCCAAATGCCCCACGCTTGACTGCTACATCTACGATAGCTCGTAGATTCTGTAGATCAGTAATGCTCAATTGTGGTTGCTCAGGAGTGGCAGGAACATCTCCACCAACTGGTGTGCTTGCAACTTGTGCTGTATTATCTTCACTCATTTTATTTCCTTTTATTATTTGTGTATATAAGGACACCCTAAAGAAAACATGGTAATCTCTTTTGGATCTTCCATTCCAATTTCTAGTACTTCAATCATTTTGTTTGAACTATCTAGCGTAAAGGTTTTCTTTATAGCGTACCTACTATTTAAGTTGTAGTTGATCCACTGATCTAATATCTTGGTATCAGTTTCTGGAACTTTGATAGTGATTCGAGCAAAGTGATTGGGAATAAAGGACAGTTTCCTTAATTTTAAAACACTCAGCGGATTGATCTCACCCCTACTCAATGCCATTAACTACTCACTTATTTATAGTGGGCAGTTTGCCCAAATGGAGCTTCAATGCTGTCGTTGCCGTGAATGATGAATAACGCATCGCAGTAGTTTTCATCGCCCCAGCTGCCACAAGGGTAACCGTCAGTAAACATAATAAACCGTTTTGGCTCAATACCATGTTCTTTCATGAAGTTATAACAAGCATCAAAGTCAGTGCCACCGCCACCTTTACATTCATAGTTCATGATATCATCTGCGGTATCTCCAGTAAACTGAGCATAGTTATATACTTCAGTATCAAAGCAGAACAAGTCCAATTTAAAGTCTTTGTATTCTTCCATGATACCTTTGACTTCGCTTAAAAAGTCATTGGCCATTTGGTCACTGATACTGCCCGACATGTCAATAGCCACACTAACATCAATAGTTTCCTCATTCATCATGCCTGGCAATACAGCACCACAATGCTGACTTTTACGGTTTGGACGAGTAAAACTAAAGTTACTTTTGAGAATGCTTTGAATATTCATACGCAACATTTGGCGCCAATCCATTTTAGGTTCTGTGAACACTTGGATCATTCTGGCTACACCAGCTGGCACACGACCTGCTCCCGCTGCCTGGGCGGCCGCAACCATGGCTTCTTTGATTTCATCTCGGATCTGTTTCTTTTCTTCTGCGGTAAGTTTAGGGCGGCCTTTTCCACTACCGTCAACTTCTTCTCCATCGCCGCCACCGTTAGCATCATCGTCACCATCCAAGTGATCGTCAAGCAATTCGCCTAAATCATTGATGTTAATCTTAATGGCTTTTTGTTCCAGATCGTCATAAATTTGTTCGTAACTCATTCCACGATATTTGTTATCTTGGAAAATTTGAATCATACTTGGTACTTCGCCAATGCGTTCATCTTTAAGAATTTGATTAACAGCATAGTCTGCGGCAATGTTGCTTAGATTTTTATCTCGGTTCTCACGTCGACTCAAGTGATCAAACACGTTGTGCAATACTTCGTGAGCAAAACCAAACTCGCATTGCTTTGGAGTCAACATGTTTACAAAATCATTGCTGTAATAAAATGTACGACCATCAGTGGCCAATGTACTACACCAATCACTAGCATCAACCAATTTTAGACGAGTAGCCATATTGCCAAAAAACGGATGGCGCAATAATAGGCCCACACGGGCAGTGATCAGTTTTTCAATAATCTTATTTTTTTCTGATTGTGTAAATTCCCGCTTTTCAGGAAGTTTAAATTTTTTGTTTGCTGTGGTGTTTGACATACTTTACCCTTCTAAAATACTATTATACATGAATTTATTCCTAAAGTCAAATAAAAAGCCCCTAGGGGCTTTTTATCAGTTCTCCATTGCTTGGATAATGTATTTGCCGTACTTTTCATGGAAACGATCAAAGTGTTTCAATTTGCTAGCATCAAATGGCAAGTTATAGTTGGTCAATGCCACCTTAGCACCCATAACAACCAGTTCAGTTGGGAAATTATCCATCATGAACGCAAAGAAGTTATCCGCCATACTGTCCCAATTTTTAACTTTCTTTTGGTCGGCAGCCTGAAGTTCGTAGCACATGCTCACGGTCAAAGAATACATGGCAGAAATTTCTTTGATATCGCACTTGGCAACTTTTCCTGTCAAAATGTCTTCTGGCCTGGGCATTTGTTTGGCCACACGACGATGTGCCATAAATTTAACAGCAAGTCCTTCACCAATCGCGCCTGCCACCAAATCGGTCAAAGTACCTTCAGGCAGGTCGTCATCCTTGAGCAATTCGCTAACAAATGACCAGCTACGTGGAGTAGCAAACGCACGACTTGAGCTCTTGGGATCAAAGTCATACAAGTCCTGTTTGGCAAAACCAACATAGCCAACAACCTGTTCGTGAACCTTGTTAGTAACAGCCCATTCCAGCCAGTCATCGTAATCGCTCTTCAATTCCAAGTGAACAAAACGATTGGCCAACGGAGCAGGCATACGATAAGTTACGCCCTTGTCAGTTTCGCGGTTGCCAGCTGCAACAATGCTGACGCCTTTTGGCAATTGATATGTGCCAACACGGCGATTCAACACTAATTGGAAAGCCGCGGCTTGCGTAGCAGGAGCCGCGGAATTAAGTTCGTCTAGGAACAAAATGGCAGTAGATTCGGGATCTGTGGGCAATTCAGCAGGAGGCGCCCAAGTCATGGTATTTGAATTGCTGTTGTAATATGGAATACCTTTAATGTCAGTGGGTTCCCACAAACTCAAACGCACGTCAATGACTTCACGTCCTTGCTCGTCACCGATTTGTTTAACAATATCGGATTTACCAATACCCGGAGGGCCCCACATAAACACTGGGCGTTGAATTTTAATACACTTACGCAGACTGCGCTTGGCATCATTTGGCGTAACTGTGCGATTAGTGCTGATTTGCTCTGCCATAAAATCTCTTTCTATAAAGTTGAAAAATATTGAAGTGCATTAGTGTTTCAATATACATACAATTATACAGGGATTTTAGGATTCTGTCAAATGATTTTTAATGCTTTCTGCCTTAGCATGACTGAATCGAGCAATGTTACCTGAAAACAACACCAGCTGGACTGCCATTTTGTCATTGGTTACAAATATTTCTTTTTTGGTTGTGTACCAGGGGCAGTTGATAAAATTGTCCAATTGAAGAATCAATTGATTGTTATATTCAATTGGACCTTCAGTAAACTTGACCTTATGGAATTTGATATGAGCGGATAGTCTAGCAAACCCCTCATCAGTTAGTCTTAGTCCACCTTTGGCTTTTTTTCTAGGATTGACCCACCACAATGATACCAATTTTCTCAGTGATTTGTCATCAATAGCTAGATTGTATTGATCTGCTATATATTTGGTTATTTCAAATTTTTGAATCATCAGTTAACTTCTCACCTGTGGTCAATTTAAAAACAGAGAAGTCTTGGCATCCAAATAATTTGTTGAGTTTTTTAGCAAGGTTGAGAGCATGTCCAGCATTAGAAAAACTAACTTTTTTATATTTTGGACCTAATTGTTGTACCACTAAACTGGTGATTTTTAGATTAATTGGGAGATCTTTATAAAATACGGCCCAAATTGCCTCTGCTTCTAAAACTTGTTCAGTTTTATAAGTCTTCTTATTAGTTATTTCTAACAAAACGGTTGGTTTAGGTCGGCTCACTTTATATACGCTCCAAATATGCGTATATATATTTATATAAAATATTAAAAAGTTCCGCCGTCCATTTTCACTTGAATAGTATCTGATTGTGCTGTACCAGCAGAAGACACAATCTGATCTAATTCACCAGATAGTCTGGTCATTACTACTGCTAGACTATTTTGTAAATCAGTAACTTCTTTAATAGTTAATGTAACATTTTTTTGGTTAGTTTTAATGGCTACCCTAGCACGGTCCAAAAAATCTTCAATAGGCAACGTATTAAGTTGTTTCATTGTGATTGGCTTTCCTTAGTTCTATTCTTGATTCTTCTTCAGTTTTCCAAGGACCTTTGTAAGGGTATCTTTCCAAAGTGATCAATTTGGGGCAAAAACTTTTGACCCAACCCTTGCGGAATTTGATAATATAGTGTCCGGCACAATGCTGGCTTTTGCTTTTAGACCGTTTGGTATATAACGGCAGTTTCTTTTGAACGTTGTATACAGGTTCGTAGGGCTTACTTTTACAAGGGAAATCGTAGATACTGTATGATATGGGTTCGCCAAGATCTTTTTTGGCCTTCTTAATACTTTCTTCAAATAATGCTATACCAAGTTTGGCTTTTATCTCAGATAGGTCTTTGAAGGGGATAGCTTGGCCTTGATGTAAAACTAGATAGCCTTTTTTAACTTTACTGATACTACCTAGTTTTTCGTCACCGTTCTTGATCAACCATTCTTTTTCTGGAATCAATATTTTGGCATTTGTTATCATTATTGTACATACCTTGCGTTTAATGGTTCTGCGTAACTCTGAATCTGCTCACTAATTTTCTGCATGTCATATTCAGCACAGAATTTTAACAATCTAACACCAACCTGCGGAATATCTTTATCTGCGGTAGTTGCCGTTGTGATTGTTTCTTTAATTAAAACTTTAATGTTTTCAGGTTGTGCCGTCAAATCGCACAGTGTGACATTTCGATTATAGTCATCTAATACGCGATGTTCTTCGCCGTTATGATCAACCCAGCGTTGCAACATCATGTTGTTCCAATTGAATCCTCGTGTGTTTCTGTCGGCATAGGCCTCCTGGAGACCAACTTTATTCTTTGTGCCTTTAGTACGAACTCCTGGATAAGCACTAAAGACATTGTCGGAGGTGTCGCCACGCATACACTTCTCAAATAGTAACCAGGACGGATCCGGCGCGGGCTTGTCTTGTTTAGTTTTTTTATCAACGACACGTTTACCCTTGGCATCAAAGTATCCTTCGTGTGTGGTTGTAATTTCCATCACACCGTTATATTGTTTTACATTAGGCGCAATCAATTGTGCAAAATCACCATCTGTTGAAATAATCACATGATGGTCATTGGGATGAGCTTGAATAAAACCGGCGATCAAATCATCTGCTTCAAGTTGCGGATGTTGAAGAACTGTGGTGTTAGTCTTGTTGACAATGAAGTCTTTGAAATTATCAAAGGTTTCCCAAAACACTCTTTCTTCTTCTTGTTCGCTAGGACTCATTGCCGCACGTCCTTCAGCACGTTGGCGTTTGTAAGGAGCATAGAAGTCCTTGCGCCAGCTTCGACCTTCGAGGCAGAATACCACATGATTGCCTTTAAAATCGCGCCATGCTTTGCGTACACTGCCCAACACAGTATGAATACTCATACCAATTTTATCGTTAAGGTCGCCCCTAATCACGTGTCTAGCACGGAAGAATGTGTTAGCTGTATCTACAAGAATATATGTTTTTGACATTAAGAAATTTCCGATCTTCCGCCACCCAAATTATTTACATTGATATAGCCCGATCCTCTACGGCTCATATCAACACCTTCTTCTGATCCCAAATTACGACATAATTCAGTAAACCAGGAATCAACCACTGCTTCATCTGTTTCACCAGTGTAACCAGCACTTCTTAATTGTACTACAAAGTATTCGTTCCAGTCAAGTTCAAAGAACCCATTTCTAAGATTTTCCATATTGACATGGGTATCTAACACAGCGACCCAGGGCTCTTTCTTTTCTGTAGCAGTTTCTTTTGGTGTTAATTTGGCAATACGAGCAGCCTCCAGTGCTTCTGCTGCAGCCTGTGTTGCGGCTTCTCTTACCTTTTCAGCATCGGCACGTTCTTTTTCAATCTTGTCAATGCCTGTTAACTTTTTCCACAAATTTTTCATTTTCTCCCCTTTAAATTCCAAATAAGGAACTCAGTTTTTTCTATCCAATAATCTACAAATACGGGCTCGCCTGGTCCAGTAATCCATCGTTCACCGTGATAAGCACGTTTCCCCCAAAGTGGTTTTTTTGATAAAAAGCAGTTTTTTGGAATCCAGCACAATTTTAATTTCCAGCCTGTAGCTTTATTAAGACCATAATCTTCTGAAAATTCTACTTCGTCACTCATTTTGCTTAATCCCATTTTTCTTTTTGAGGCGAACCCTGTCATTAGGTTCCCCACTCGTTCTTGAACAATGGCACTTGTAGCCTATCACTATAACGTAGACCTCTTTTCATTGCGGCAAGGGCCACAGATCTAGCATTGAGGCTGTAAACAGATTCAACACCCCCAACAGGCATAAGATATACATGACCTTTAAAACCTGCCGCTCTATATTGGTCAATTGCTCGTTCTGCATCTTCAATATCCTTTTCAGTTGATACAACAAATTTCAAATATGCTGTGCCAACTTCTTCATATTCACAAACACGTTCTGGTTTAATAGCGTCATCCCATGGTTCGCCTGAACACGGCAATTTAGCGCTCACACTAAATGTGATTTCGCGTTTTTGTTTTGGTAAACCTGTCCAAGTGGTTAGGTATTGTTTGAAATCTTTTGTCAAACGCATTGTACCGTTTGTTTCAAATGTGATTTCTTTTAATCCTTTCATTTTGGGATGATCTAGCAAATCTGGATAAGCCTTTTGCCAACCTAACAATGGTTCACCGCCTGTAATGACTAGATGCTCATTATGCCATTCGTTAAACGGTAATATCTCCATAATGCGATCGGCAATGGCATCTGATGTTAACATGGGACTTAGGTCCTTAAAGTCAGGATGCCAACTAGCGTAACTATCACAACCAGTTGACACTAGCGGCAAATCTTCATATTTGTTGTATAAATGTACTACTGTGGCAATATCTTCTGCTTCTGTACTTAATTGTCCTTGAGGCATACCAAACCCAGCACATTTGAAGTTACATCCAAATGTTCGTAGAAACACAGAAGGAACGCCCATATAGCGTCCTTCTCCCTGTACACTGTAAAATAGTTCTGCTATTTTAATTTTGCTCATGCTGTTAGACCATAAGTCAGTTGTTTAATTTCTTCTTTGGTCATAAAGAAATTGTATGTTGAAATATCTGTGATTTCACCATCTTGTAAATTTTGTTGTTCCAAGTTAATACTAAAAAGGCCTTTAGGGCTCAACACTTCATGTTTCTTCAACACAAGTCGAAACGCATGGTCTTCTTTAATAACTACTTCTCTATATGTATTTTTGATTGAATCATGTAGCATTGTCTTCTCCTTTTAATGAATCTAAAATAACTCTACGTTCTTTATTATATACTTCTCTATTTAGAAAAGCAAGGAATTCTTCAAATTCCATTTCTTCTGCTCTACTCAAAATATTGCGACAGGCCAGCGCATAATATCTACGTTTGGCGGCCTTGGTAACACCTTTGGCATCTTCCACAGCCATTTGAAAACTACGTACCAAAATGTCAGCGGCCTCACTGGGTTTACCATTCCAAATCACATCACCTTCCCCCGTGATGGTCAAAATGGGACCTATGTCTTTACCATTATTAAACTGTATACTATTGCTTGGAACAAAGGTTGCCGATGTTGCCACAGCTTGAGCTGTAAACCCAATACTGATACCTTGTTCCCACTTAAATTCAACAGGCTTAATCTTGTTTATACGATGGAGAGCGATAGTTGCCTTTGCCCGGGATTGTGTTTCTAACGCCACCGATCGGATCTTCCACATCGCCTGCTCTACGTGGTATAAGATGGATATGAGGCCAGTTGATAGTTTGCCCCGCACATGGGCCATAGTTAAGGCCCACATTGAAACCGTCCCAAGTTCCGGTTTCCACCATTTTTTTACCGTATCTAACAGCATCTTCAAACGCATCTTTTAATACTCCTATGGTATTGTATTTAGGCACAAACAATAAATGCCCAGGTGTACAAGGATATTTGTCCCGAAATGTTGCCACATGGTAATCTTCATATTCAATGTCGGTCCATGGAACTCCAGCCCAATCAATATGATCTGGTCCATCAAAGATTTTATCTTGTACTGTTTTTTTCATTTAGTCCACCATTCCTCATAGGGAAATTCAATCCATACATCCTGTTCGGCCTTGTTAACTTCCATGCCCACAAAGTCCATGGTCACATGACATTGGCTACTCCAATTATCCACTACCACAGCAAATTTGACATTCTTATTCCAAATTTCGTTTTCCCATCGTTCATCATCGGGGTGGCAAACTTCACGCCAATTGTTCATTAACCAATTGATAGTGGCGCCACTATCGTTGATATCATCAACTACTAAAATATTTTTCTTGCCATCTTCCGAACACATGGCATCATAATACAAATGACCAAAAGCATCTTCTGCTAGTCCACAATTAGTGACACAGTCTCCGCCATCACGCAAACTAATATCTAAACTGTTCATTTTGATACCAAAATATTGACTGATCATGACAGCGGGCAATAGTCCGCCACGACCAATGCCCACAATGATATCGGGACGCCAAGCACCCTGTGCGATGTCTCGACAAATTTTGCTAATAAGGCCCTTGTATTTGCGATCGTCAAGTATGAGCTTGTTCATTTCTCTCTTTCAAATATTGTTCGTTATGTATCCACTGATTTTTGACTAAAAAGCCCCATTCACGCCGTTGTGGACCAGGCATGAACAGAGTCCAAGGAGTAACTCCTTCTTTCAATTCAATACGATGATATGATGTAGGTTTACTGATACGGAAATGTCCAGGACCACGCCATTTTTGGATTTCGCCAAGCATTTTGCCATTATTATCAAAAATAGGTACCCACTCATAATACCCGCCTCGCAAAATTAAAGTAGCGTAAGGCCATGGGTGATCATGCACATCATCGGGATCTGATTTAAGAAACTTGTGTAAAAACACATTAAATGGAAATAACTTTCGGTCTTTGAGAAAGACATAATAGCGTATAAGATAAGGTTCATTGCCTTCTCGATCCAGTACAACACGTTTACGGCCTACACGATCCAGTATATTTAAAACCCAGTTCATTTTAAATTTTCCAATAATTTTGTTGCGCTAAAAAAATGTTCAGTCAAGTCCTGTGTTTGCTTGCGTAGTTGTGGCAACCGTTTTTCATGATGTTTCATGGTCACAATGATATGATGGCACAGTTCTTGTCTATGAATTAGATAACTATCCCAATCTTGTGTCCATTCGCCGGGATATTTAAATCCTTCGTAATACATTTCTGTGTACGATAACCGATCTGGCACCATGGGAATAGCATCTACCATAGCGCCTTCGTAACAGCTAATGCCCAGTGTTTCCTGTAGATTAGCACTGAATACAATCTTAGCACGACCCAATAATTTATGATATTCATGTTTGTCTAAAGGTGTATCTTGACAAACAACGAACTCATATTGCGGTAATTGTATAGACAGGTCGCGGAAGATCTCAACTTGCTTCTCTGGCGCAATACGATGAGGGAATAAAATTAAATCACGTTTAGGACTGGTGTTGTAGTTCTCCAACGTGTCCTTCATATACTCCATGGGCCAACCTGTACGAACCATCTTGCCACTATCGTAGCGTTCTGCCCAGTCTTCTTCCCACCATGGATTTTCTTCTTTGTAGCCATCTTCTAGTAGCTCTTCAAAGAATAACTTAACATGAAATTCTGTAGCAAAGTAGTTGTGATCAAAAGCATGGAAGAAACTTTTTTCAGCGTGTCTAACCCATTTCTTTTTACCAACTAATCGACCTAAAAAATCTTGAGGATCATAACTGCCAGCATGCCATAGGCCGTGTGTAGTTATTGGTATACCCAACAACTCGCTCATATATTTTAAGTTTATGATGCCTGGATGCCACGCATCTGTAAACACAAAATGATCGCCAGGGCTAACTGCTCCGGAGCAAAAAAGGCGACCAAGTTGTTCAACTTGATTAGCCTTGTATATATTGGTGCCACCAAAGTTAAGAAAAGCTCCTGGCGTAGTTGCTGGAGGAATATCTCCAGGTCCTGATATAACTCGTACATTGTGTCCTGCCTTTCGTAACAGAGAAGGCACATGGGTCTTCCACTGACCCGTGTACCTAGTTTCCACACTTTCTAAATCAATTAGAAAGATATTAGCCATATCAGTACCGTGGCTTGAAGTTACCGCGGAATTCGCGTTGCTTGACTGGCTCAGGCCGTCCCTCACGTTCACGACGTGCTTTGCGCTCCAAGTACTCTTGTTCCTGTTGGAACTTCCTATACTCTGGACTGCGATACAAGTCCGCAGGATTATAGGACAGTAGGTTAATCCTACAGTAATCCAACCAACGATCTAGATCACTAAAGATCTTGTTGACTTCGGGCTTCATCTGAAGAGTTTTTGTAATGTAGTTTGGCAATGCCATTGTAAAATTTTCCTGTTAAAATAGGAGTTAATGAAAAGACGGGGTATATTCCACAATACCATCTGACTCCCCATCTTCGGAAACAACAATCTCGTAAGATCGATTTGGCCCATAAAGAGGAATTAAATGGTCTTGCAAAATATCTGTTGCTATCATTTCACAGGACTTATGATTCTGACTGCCTGCTCGGATAAAATCTTGTAATGCCCATTTGACAAGGAAGAACTCTAATTCACGATCCAAATGTGTGACAGAGATTTTAACTTCAACTTTGAAGATGTGGCGATGTTCATGTTCTAGAAATTCAATGCGTGGATCAATTTTACCTGCGTCGGGATAAAAGTGAAACCCTTCAAATTCTGTACGAATCTTGATATATGTATTTGTTGTCATAGTTTTGTGTCCTGTGTATATTGATCCCAGTAAGTATATTTGTCCTTAGACATGAGATCATGAAGTTGATGTGTCCAAACTCCAGGGTTAGTTTTGCCCCAAGTTAAATCATCTAACTTAAGAGTGGCATTATAATTAAGCAATGAAATATATGGAAGTTTACAGCTAATCATCGGAACAAACCTAGCATATTCATTCCAACCACCTTCTAATATACCCTCGATGTGTTTGATATCAAAATCGAGAGTAACCCAATAGTCTGCTTCTAAACAGCCTGTGATAACTTGATCCCACGCCTTGTACTCTTCGTGACTATTAGATTTAGGATTAAAACTTTGGCTAGTGCCAAAGTAAATTTGTTTAATATCGATGTCTCGATTTGCCTGTTGTAGTATTTCTTCCAATGGAGGAGTTCCAACTACGAACAATGTTTTCATACCATGACAAATAGTATGCTCGACTTCATAACCTGTAAAGTAAACGACAGCTTGTCGTTCTTCAGTGTTTAGTCCCATTTAATATAACCTCTGCTATAGCCATTTGGACGATCCACACCATCCGCAAACGCTTGTTGCCATTCTGTAGTACGATTATACGCTCGAGTCCAGAAATTGTCAATAGCCAAATGATGATTTTCAATCATCCAAACTGCTTCTTTCATACATTGATGAAATTTTGGATTTCGAGGACTTGGACGAATTGTAGTACAGGCTTTCCAAAGTTGTTGCTGTGCTTCTTCTCTACTAATTGCTTTACCAATGCCGTCTATAATTACTGAATTGTTGTTTAGGTTAATGTCTAGGCCTAGCGCATATTTTCCAGTTAGGTCAATGACCACATCATAACTTTCACTGGTTCCCAACAGCAGATGATCCCCCCATAATTCTAAATTACTTGATCCTAATACATCAATACTAGCATTTGGTCGTTGTAATTTTAATCTATTGAACGCCACCCAGGCAAGGAATCCACTGCCTATGATTAGTATCTTTCCATCAGATCTTTCTCTAATTTGTTGCCATGCTTGATCTATAATATTAATACCGCAGGCCACTGGCTCAATAATATATCGAGGATGTAGTTCAGGAACCCACGTGTATTCAGTATTGCGTGCATTGTAAAAATCGGCATAAGCAGGTTCACCGCGTGTAGCAACAAAATTTCCAACGGTGATATCATTGATTTTACTACCAACTTTGGTTACTATGCCCAAACCCTCATGCCCCTGCATGTGTAATGGTAGTGGCCCAAAATTGCCCATCATCATGTCAATGTCGCTTCGGCAAACACCTGTCATCACAGCACGTACTTCGATTTCGTTATCATTGGGCTCAGGTTTATCCCAAATAGTTTCTTCAAATATTCCGTTACCTGTGGTATGTAGTAGTCTTACTTTCATTTTACCTTGCTGTGGATCCAGCAATCCTGTAGTAGTTGATTGTTCCAAAACAAACTATTGTCTAAAGAATTAACAGCATCTTTGATCATTGCCTGATATGCTTCCTCTGGACATAAGCCTAATTCAATAATCTCAGTACCGCCATTTTTTAAATTGAATTTGATAGCCCTAAGATCCTCTTCTAAGGTACGCCAATTTGCTGTCAAACTCCAAGCTCGATCATTACACATAAAATTCAATTTCAAGTAATCATCAACATCGTATGTGCCATTTTCATTAACTTTACCATAATCAGTTTTTGTGAGATCACTCAGTTCCCATCTACGATCAATAGTTCGTGCTATTTCACGTGATGCCATGTATTCTGGTTCCAACGCCATAAACAAACTCAACAGGTGAGGCATCAAATCTCTACTTACCCCGCCATAAGCTAATTTCTTGGTGGTAAACCATGTTCCGGGATTTGGTACTCGATCTCGGTTCAACCAATCAATTGATATTGATTCTGACTCAAGCATTAGTTCACGCATACGTTCAATATTATCTCGCCATTGGTTATTTTTAACCATCATAAATCTTGTGTTGGGAAACTCGCTGACTAATTGTAACCATGCCTGAGTATCAATCACTCCAGGTTTTTCTACAAACACAATATTGGAATACTGTGCTGTCAATCTGGCATGGGTGCCGTGTAGCCAATTTGGAGTGCAAATATGTGCGGTATCAAAGTGTTTGTGTTTAAGACACGCATCACCAATTGTGGAATAGTCGGCATTTGCTGAAGGATTAATATCCACAGTAATAATTTCGTGTCCCAAATTAGTTAACACTGATTTATAGAGATTACCAATTCCCATACCTACAATAAGGCTTTTCATAGTTCAAACCCTGTTGATACAAATCCAGAAAAATGAATAACTATCAAATCCACATTGTTAATAAATGCCATTTCACGCATTTCTAAAACAATGCTGGGTTCGCTCTCTACAAAAATCTTATAACCTTCTTCAATACATTTACGATATTTGTATTCAGCCGGGGTCTCATCATTGTCCACAGGTTTCATAAACAAATTTTGAGGAGGGGTAGCTAGTTGTTTGAGCCATTCCAATGTAATAGGCCGACGATTTTCTGTACGGGCAGTGACTACATCAAAATTGCCAACGGGGGAAAACATGGGTCTAGCATATACGGTATGCTCAAAAAAGTCATCTTCAGTCCAATTAGGAACTTTATGGAAATCTGGTAACAATACCCCATCCATGTCAAACGCAATTTTCTTGTTATTCATCTCTATACCTTATGCCGTAATCTTGACTAATTTTTTTACTTCCCCACATGGGTTCTTCCGCAAAGTAAGGTAATTTAACGCCTTGAATAACCTCATCGCACACTTGTTGCGGAGTGTGCCAGTCTGTGAACAATACAGCCCAACGCCATTCAGTATTG